TCGATGGCTCCGGTGAAGAGGTGGTTATCAAGAACAAGGAGATGACCGAAGGCCCTGATGAGAATATGTACCTGAAAACGGTCGTGCTCCGGGCTCGCAAGGCTCTGCAAAAGGTCTTCTTTATCGATGAATACACGGAGGGCTCCACCGCAGCTCCAGATTGTTTTTCCAACGATGGTGAAAAGCCGGATGGTTCGATCAAGGCTCCTCAGTGCGACATCTGTGCCAACTGTCAGCATAATGCTTACGGTTCAGCCCGCAAAGGCGAGGGTAAGGCTTGCTCGGACAACAAGATCCTGGCTCTGTTCATACCCAACCGTGGGGTGCATCAGCTCAAGATTACGCCTGCGGCTCTGCGTAACTGGGGTCAGTATGTTAAAAAACTGTCTGCTGCCGGTATCCCGGTCGGCATGGTCTTTACCCTGGTCGGCTTTGATCAGGCAGCGACCTACCCTGTGCTGACGTTCCAGTATGGTGGCCCGTTGCCAGAAAAGGCTGTTGCCAAGCTCGCTGCGATGGCTCAGGACACCGAGGCCACGGACATCATCGAGAACCAGATGAAAGCCAGTTCCGACGCCAAGCCAGTCGAGAAGGCCAAGAAGCAGGTCGAGAAGCAGGTTGAGAAGGTCGTAGAACCTGAGAAGGTCGAAGATGACCTTGGCCTGGGCCTGGACGATGCTAAGCAGGAACCTGCCAAGCAGGAGACTGCGGCGGCCGATCCTGAAAAGGTTGAGCCTGAGCCTGAGGCGGAAGTTGCCTCTGCGGATTCGTTGACCGACGACGACATCGCGGCCGAACTAGGGCTGTAAGCGATCGGGGGGCAGTACGCCCCCCTTTCTTACAAGGAGGTAACTATGAACACAACTGCAAAATACATATTCGACACCCTGGCCGCAGGCGAGGTCACAATCAGCGACTTCGCCACACTCTTAAAGGGTAAGGTCACACGCCAGACACTCCACCACTGGAAAGCCGGTGGGTCTATTAACGACAGCTTCCGACTCTCGACCGCGAACAGCGTAGCGAAGCGACTGGCAGGGGCTATAAGCGATGGCCGCTTGCCTCTGGTCGAGAAGCTTCCGGCGTCTGAGAGAGTTGGGATTTTAAGGCGCATCATCTTAGGTCAGTAAGAATCCATATATTCAAAAAACCCTATAAGGTTGACAACTTACGTCCACATCTTTAAACTGTACGACTCAGGAGGATTTCATGTTTAAATACCTTGCTAAACTCTTACTGCCCCACCTCGCCCCGATGATTGAAGATGAACTAGAACCGATCCTTGATGAGAGGGTCCGGCTCATCGAAGACCAACTCCAAACGGTGGCCTTCAGGGCCACAGATGCACAACTCGCCACCGACACCTTGGCCGACGAACTCGGCTACACCATCGTTATAGCTGGTAACTCAGCTACTGTTCTCAAAGCATAGTAAGGAGCCTGAATGCCTTTCTTCGAAAAACTCCTGCCCACTCAAGGCATGGTCTGCGTAGCACAAGCGCTCTCAAAAGGGTTCCGTCATTATTTCTATGAGGACCGCGATGAGGCGATTAAGCAGATTGAGTCCCTGGACGCGCAAGGGCATACGGTCTATCTCGCACAGGCGACGTTTAAGACAGATGAGAACCGTAAGCAGGTCAACGCTCAGTCATTACGCTCGTTTTTTCTTGACATAGACTGTGGGGAGGGGAAGGACTACCCCAGCCAGAAAGAGGCTGTCACAGCGTTGAAGAAGATGGTCGAGGAGACCGGGCTCTCTATGCCCGCAGTCATGGTCAGCGGCAACGGCCTCTATGCCTATTGGTTCCTGGAGGAAGAGGTACCGGCTGAGCAGTGGCAGACAATCGCACGGATCTTAAAATCCACTCTTGCTGCCTATGAGTTCAACGCTGACCCGTCCCGCACCTCGGACATATCCTCAGTCCTCAGACCCCCAGGCTCCACGCACCGCAAAGATCCGAACAACCCCAAGGCTGTCAAGCTGGTCAAGGATGCACCGGCTATTAAGTTCAACGACTTCTGCACCGCACTGCGCAAAGCTGCTAAGGCCAAAGAGCTCAACCTCAAGCCACTCAACAAGCCGAGGAAGAACCAGGACATTAATGCTGAGTTTTATGCTGGCATTGATGATGGCCCAAGCTCCAGTGCTCATATTATCGCAGACAAGTGTTCTCAAATCGGGAACGTTCGTACTCAAAAAGGGAACATTTCTGAGCCGATCTGGTATGCCTGCCTCGGAGTGCTTGCCTACACCACAGAGTGCGATGAGGTCACGCAGGAGTGGTCATCAGGGCATCCGGACTACACGCCACAGGCCACGCAAGATAAAGTTGATCAGCTTCTGGAGAACACCACCGGCCCCACGACCTGTCACCAGCTTGGTCTGGTCAACGCCCAAGGGTGTCTGGGGTGTAAGCACAAAGATAAAATAACTTCGCCAATTGTTTTAGGACGCCCTGAGCCAGCCTCTAAGGTCATTGATGTTGCCTTGGGGGAGGTTGAGCCTCCGACTGGTTTCAGGCGCACAGAAGAGGGGCTGGGCTACGAGGAGGACGGTCGCTGGACAACGTTCTACGATCAGGACCTGTACCCGACCCGCCTGGCCTTTGACACATCCCTCGGTTACGAGGTTATTACAATCAGGCACCACTTACCCCATGAAGGGGATATGGAGTTTTCAATACGCTCCAGCTTTGTGAACGACCAGAAGAGTTTCTTGACGACGTTTTCAGACAACCATGTAAAGGTCGTAGGGAGTAAGGAGAAAAAACTCATGCAGGCTTATGTTGAGGGCTATGCCCAGAAATTACAACGCGCCCAGCGCATGTCGCAACTCCTCTGCCAGATGGGGTGGGGAGAGACCCGCAAGGGCGACGCTATGTTTGTGCTTGGCAAAAAGATTTTCTACCATGATGGCACGATGGAGACCGCGACTTTAGCCAACAACGTTCCTTCCGCAGCCAGAGGGTTTAGATCCGAGGGCAGCGTAGAGAAATGGACGGAGGCCACTCGGGTGTTTAACAAGCCAGGGATGGAGCCTCTCGCGTTTGCTTTGATGTGCGGCTTCGGTGCGCCCCTGATGAAGTTCACAGGTTTTGAAGGCGCGATGGTCTCTATGACGGGAGGAAGCGGCACAGGCAAGACGCTCACCTCCAAGATGCTCCTGTCTATTTACGGAAACCACAAAGAACTCATGCTCGCCTACAAAGACACTCAGAATATGCTGATCTCCAGACTCGGGGTTTATGGCACCATGCCCATGGTCATTGATGAGGTCTCAAACATAAAAGGGGACGAGCTCTCTGACCTGGCGTACCGGATAACGCAGGGCCGCGACAAAGGTCGGCTAACCAAGAACGCCACGGAGAAAGAGAACTTGAACCGGTGGAACACCCTCGCTGTAGTGAGCACCAACTCCTCTTTGGTTGACCGGTTGAACAGCATGAAACAGGATGCCAGCGCGGAGATTAACCGTATCATTGAGTACCCGGTCGTGGATCATCCGGAGTTTAAGGGCGAGGTTACAGATGCCCTGTTCTGGACGATTCATCAGAACTTCGGACACGCTGGGGAAACGTATGTCAGGTGGTTGGTTCAGAACGTGCAGAAGCTGGGGCCGGGCATCAAAGCCGTGCAGCAGAAGATAAACACTCTTGCCAATATCAGAGGTGAGGAGAGGTACTGGTCGGCCACGGCCGCCGCAGCTATCTACGGGGGTGCGGTTGCAAAAAGTCTGGGTGTTATTGACTTCGACGTTGCCCGAATGATCCCATGGGTTGCCACCATGATTAAAAACATGCGCGACCAGAAAGACGAGCTTGCCGACACAGCCGTGGGTGTTTTGGGGCAGTTCCTTGATGAGCATGCCAGCAACAGGCTTATGATTCGTGGTGACTGCAGCCCCCGTACTCAGAACGTGCCGGTCGAACTCCCCCGAGGCCCGCTTGTTATCCGCCATGAGGTTGATAACAATAAGCTGTATATCTCACGCTCAGTGTTGAAAAACTGGTTGGGTAAACGGTTCGGAGAATATACCAAGATTGCCAATGAACTGAAAGACCAGCGGGTGCTGCGCAACGCCAACCAGCGTAAAGTTCTGGGGGGTAACACGACCCTCGGAGGCGCTCAAGTCTCCTGCTGGGTAATCGACCTCAAGGCTCCGGCTCTCGGCGCCGTTGGCTTGCAACTTTTACAAGACTCCTCTGCCATGGAGGAGCTACAACGGATGGAGGGTGAGACTAATGGCTAGAGCATGCGACTTCTGTAAATTCACGAACCA